GGCATTCCATCCATGCCCGGTGACGTAAACTTTGGCGCGATACCTCCCATCGCCTTGACCGCCTGAACCAGTTTTTTCTCGATGGATTTTTCTTTCATCTCAGTTTTCCTTGGGGTCTGCGAGTTCAAAAGCGGCATAGGCGGCCGAGAGAAAATTGTCTATCGAACGGCCTTTGTACTTCCAAACGGATAGATTCCCACACCGCACGCCATAGCCGTTTCCATACTGACTTTTGTTGATATAAATGACCTGGCCCCGATAAGTGACACGCAGGTTGCCGTTACAGGTCTTATACCATTTACGCCTGGGAAAATTCCGTTTGCGGCGAGCCCTGTTTTTCAGCCCGTTATCACGCTCTTTTGCTGCGAGAATATCGCCCTCCATGATACCGGCACAGATGCAGCCCACTTCAACGTCCTCAAAGTAGTCGGTATTTCGCATGACATGAACATACCGTACGGAAGCGCAGTCGCAGAGCTCGCAGGTGGTTAGCACCACATCATCAGAGGAGTCGTCATCATCCGCCACATCGTACATTCGGAAACAATACCAGCCTTTAAGGGGTGCTCCCCATCCTTTAAGCCGCTTAATGCATCGAGCTTTGTATTGTTCACTGTATTCTTCCATAAACATTTCCTCCGTTCAGCTCCCCAGGACAACCGGGGCAACTTTTCCTATACGCGCGCAAATGCGTGTGTCAGGACACTATTTCTATTTAATTTATTAATGTTTTTGTGCTATAAAGATAAATCTGTCCTCTTGTCCTGATTTCGGTTGATTTGGCCGGATACCAGGCGTTTTTTATGCGGACAGCCTCTGGGACAGGGACAAGCTTGGACGGCTGTCCACATGAGGTTGTCCGCATGGATTGTCACTGCCGCTTATACAAGCGTTGCCTGCCGTAGATGGGCTGAACGCCGCGTTCATCCGTTTTATGCCAGCCTTCGATACGAAGCATAATGGAGGCTATCGCATACGAGTCACAGGGCTTGATGTCCTCCTTACGCTTGCCGAAACATTCGCACCAGATTTCCATATTGCTTACGCTATCGCGTGCGACGATGCCTTGCGGCTGGGTCGGGCTGTCGGGGTCTCTAATGTACTCCTGCCTTGCATAAATATCCATGCAGGCCCAGTTCTCTGGCAAAAGCAGGTTCAAATAAGCGCTGACCAGCCCTTCTCGGTCATCCTGTTCCATTGCTGACGCCTGCTCCACCTGAGAATAGGTTTCAAGGTCGCTGTCGAGATAGAGCTTTTCACCCTTACTAACGAGCACCAGCACCTCCGCCCATATCTGCTCGACATCTTCTTTAGAAAGCGCCCACGGTTTCATTTTGCCTGTGCCGGGCACCTTGACCGTCCAGAAGCGACGGTTACCCGTAATATCGCGAAGATACCCGTTCTGCGAGTTGGTAGTGCCGAAGAAGATGCACTGCCTCGGATGCGGCGTAACACGGCGGCCGAAGGAGGCGCGATACTTATCATCCTGTCGGGAGATGAACGCCTTGACCTTGTCGATATCCGCCTTCTTCATGCCTGCCAGCTCGCCGATTTCCAAAATCCAATAGCCCTGCAGCTTTTCTGCGGCGGTCTTGTCGTTCATATCCGTGAGGGACAGGCTGTCCGAGTACCATTCACCGCCAAGTTTGGCGATAAGCGTAGACTTGCCGATACCCTGATCACCGTTGAGCACGAGGATATTGTCAAATTTGATCCCGGGATGCTTTACTCTTGCCACGGCTCCGCACAAAGTCTTTCGTGTGACAGCGCGGGTATAGGCGTTGTCCTGCGCGCCAAGATAATCGATGAGGATGCTTTCGGCGCGTTCTTTGCCGTCCCACGGCGGCAGCGAGGCAAGATATTCACGGATGGGGTGATAGGAGCGGTCATCGACGACCTTCGCGACGGCGATTTGGTAGTTCCGCGACGAGAAGGTACCGTAGTTGGCATCCACATAACAGATCAGCTGCGCGTCGTCCGCGTCCCGCCAGAATCGCGCGGGGTGCTGCCATGGTACGTCACCTTTGATTTCCATACCGTCTGCCAGTTGATTGAAGCAGATGGCTTTGAGGTTATTGTCGTTTTCCATGATGAGTGTGATGTTGTGCAAACTATTTTGCAGCAGCCCGCCCCGATCCCGCCGAAGCGCCTTCGTCCAATCAGCAAATTCCGCTGCCGCAGACTCCTGTCTTTCCCGTAGAAGCGTGGCGCTGACAAGCTCGTCCTTTACCGTAAAATCCATCATGGCGGCAAAAGACTTTTTCTCATCGTCTTCACCATATTTATGAATGCGGACAAGGTCAAACGCGTTCAGCAGCTTCCCGCAGGCGGGATCGGTGGCGTGGTGGCTGAAGGCAAATTTTCCGTCATATATGACCAAACCGGCTGAGGAGTCAGCGGGGATGTAATCGTACCGGCCGTTCATCGCGCTGGGCTCATACACATCGGAGAGGAACGCTTCGATTGCCTCTTCGATGGAATAAGCCCGGCAGAATGCGCCTACCGCACCATCCTTGGTAAGAGGATCAGCTTGCTTGGTGATCTGGCGCCGTACGACTTCCGACTGCCGCGAGGATACCGGCCACATGGACGTGTCGCGCCAGTCGGCGTATTTTGTGAGATACATATCGGGGTTGAGAAGATCCCCGTCCATCTCCCGAAACACGAATTCGCCGTCAGATGGCGTGGAAGGCCAGTACATCAGGCGCGTCGGCTCATAGGTAGTGTCGTCGAACAGGTCGATGCCGATCTCTTTGGCCACCATACGCCCCAGCGCTGGATATTCGTCCTCACTGACCTCGCGCGAAAGCGGGATGATGAGCCGCAGCCTCGGCGCTTCAGGCGTATGCTTATGGGTGGAGTACGCGCAGCAGCGCCATCCATACAGAGATTCAATCTGCTCCCACGTTTCAGGCTTGGCGTAATCCATATCCAACGTTAGCAGCGAGCGGCATATCACGTTTCCGTTCTTGCGGCGTCCTTCTTTCAAATGTCCGCCTACGAAGCCGCCGACATCTTTAATACCATCCTGCCGGGCGCGGCCCATCTTACGGAACTCCGATACCGTCTCTGTGGTGCGCTTGGTCGTGCGCACGGTGTTCTTAAAGTCCTCCCAGGCGATCTCCTTATTTCTCCATTTCTTATCCATACGGCTGTTGCCGACCGCGATTTTAATCATATTTATCCCCCTCCTAAGCGCTGATTTCTTTTAGCTTTAATCTGCCGAAGTACCACTCGAGAACCCGTTTGCGTTTGTTATAGTCTGGTTCTGTAAGCACCAAGCCAATGTCCGTCTTCTGCAGGCGCGCAATGCACCATAACTCCCCCGCTGTCAGATACGGCCGGATGGAGGGCACAGCGCCTAACCTGTGCGCTTCCTTATACTGTTTTGCGGACATCCCGAGCACGATCCGATTAATCATGTCGAACTCGTTTGAGAAGTGATATGGCATCGGCGTTTCATGCGCTTCCAAAATAGCCTGCGTCAATTCAGGAAACTCGAGCCTTGCGGTATTTAGCTCTATGATATATTTCTCCATATCATTGAAGCGGCGGATGTAGGCTTCTTTAAACTGCAGCGCCTTTTTTCCCGTGAAGCCCATTGCTAACATCACAAACCCATCGCGTGTTATCAGATACTCGGGCTGCTTTTTATTTTGCTCATTTACATAGTAGGACGGCTCAAAATTGAGCCGAGCAAAATTCTCGCTCACCCCTGTGTTTGGAGCAGTGATCTTTTGAACATCCCTGAGAACATTTTTGTGTTCTTTTTCAAATTTCGCTGCAACCCATCTGCTGCTGACAACAGGCTTTCCATTTCGGTCAAGGAGACCATATTCCTTGTCCCATAATTTAAGCTTATTCATTAAACTGCACTCCTTTCTAATTTCCGTTCACGGAGTCCATAAGGATGTCCATCTGACAGACTCCCTTTTTTGCAGGCGGGTTCGGTTCAGCATCTTGCCGCCTCCTTACATTTACTGTTAAAGTACCTGATGGTCATATCGCGTTTCCTCGCTCTGTCGATTTCAGCGGCCATACCTTCGCTGATCCGTTCGCCGAAAACCCATAGCTCGTCGCATTTGCCAAGCAGGATCAGGGCAAACCGTAGCCCTAAAGCCCGTTGTTCGGCGTCGCCGTCGTCCATAAACTGCGGGTAGTGCAGGTGCGGCGCAAGGGGTATCGCTCCCTTGCTGACCGCGAACCGGCAATAACCCCGGGCTTTCGCGATGTTGGTTTCCGTGTCGCCCGCAAATGGTGAAGCGATATAGACGAGCGGGCGCTTTGCCGCTTTTTCCTCACGAGCGACGTTAGCGAGCGCGATGCCCGCTGTCAGGTCAATGTAACCCTCAGCGTTTTTCATATTCATGCGATTAACCCTCCACAGTCCCGGTTGCCATCTTCGCCAGAGCGTTGCCGAAATCGGTGTATTCTTCAGGGCTTAAATCTTCCAAACAATCGATCTGGAACTGTCTGAAGAGGCTACGGATTTTTTCGCAATAGCCGGAACGTGACAGAATGTATGCCAGCCATACAATGCCGTCATAGGTGATCGGCACCTTGACGTCCCTCGGATCTATGGCGCAGGGCCTCTGCTTTTTTACAGTGCAGCGCGAGCAAACGATGCTGGTGGAAAACAGGTCGCTTTCGCCGTCCGAGAGTATCTCGACAATGTCGATGGGGAGTTCGCACCCGCATTCGGCGCATCTCGTAAACACGTTTTCGTCAGTAATCTCCGTCCTGACCGTTCTGCCGCCCGGCAGTTTTGATTTTGTGTAGAACATTTTTATACCTCCGTAATTTTGATAGGCGTTATTGCCTTCACTATCTAAAGGACAGCTGTGATAAGAATTCCGTAGTGATTTTTTTAGTTTTTTTGATAGAAGCCAGAATCGAATCCTTCTGCGCGGAGCAGAAGCCCCTGTGCCCAGGGCGGCGTCCGGCTCATCTGCTGGCACAACACTTCGGCGGACATCCGTTGGTCGGCTTCGATGACGATTTCGTCATGAATAGTCATCACGATGTCACAGTACCGGAGGGTCTGCATGGCATAGCAAAGGATGTCCCGGCTGATTCCTTGGACAATGTTTTCGACAAATTTTGGACCGTAGCTTTCAATGCGCTCCCACTTCTTCGTGCCCCCGACGCCCTCATAGGTCACGCAGTCCGAGCCGAATTGGTTTGTGCCGATACGCGGCTTGACGTAACAGAGCCTCCTGCCAGACGGGAGAGTGATAAAGAGCATTCCGCTTTGGCAGCTGAAGCGAATGCCGTGGGTTTCGGCCGATGTCCTGTCCCTGACCGCTGTCATAGCTGCACGGTCAACCGCCCACCAGAACTTTACGATATTGGGGTTGGCTACGCGCCACGCAGTGACAAGCGGTTTGAGCTCGTCCTCGGTGAGGCCCATCTCCAGCGCACCCATAGCCTTAAGCGCGCCTACAGACCCACCGTATCCGCAGTTGTGGACAAAACATAGTTGATAGCCATTCCACACTGCAAAACGGTTTCGCTTCCCACAATTCAGCAGGTCATATACTCGTTTTACGCCTGTCTGACGGGGCGCCATAATTTTGCGCCGGTTTCTCCTATCCGTAGGCGACCGAACCTCTGCCCATTTAAATCCACCACTTCTGCCACTTTCTATCCACCCCTTACTTGTTAAAATTAAATGATCAGGCGTACATATCACGCCGTCTGCACATACGGTTTCCCGTTCACCTCGAAAAACGACTCCGTCATGGGCTACCCAGTCCTCACCATCCCAAAGCTTGTCCGTGATTGCCACATACTCAATGGGTATAAGCCCCCTGTGAGTCAGTACAAGCTGTCCTTCTGCGATACATGCCAAATCCGCGACCTTGCCTTTTTGCCTCAACTCGCTCTTTTTCCCTATTTGTTCAGTGGGCACACGGAACATTTGACTGGCTGTGGCAATATATAAATCTTTTTTCTCTTTGTAAGCATCGAGAACCCATCTTTCCCCGGAAATCCATGCCAGAACCACCCGCTCGATGGAAGAGAAATCAGCGATGATAAATTTACAGCCGTCCTTCGGTACGAATGCCGTACGGATGAGTTCGGATAGCACCTCTGGCACGGAATCATAGAGCATTTCCAATGCTTCAAAATTTCCGCTGCGTACAAGGGCCCGCGCCTGTTCGAGGTCAGGCAGATGGTTCTGAGGGAGGTTTTGCGGCTGCAGAAGTCGGCCTGAGTATCGCCCGGTTCTATTAGCTCCATAAAATTGGAATAGTCCGCGAACACGGCCGTCGGCACAAACGACGTTTTCCATCGCCGTATACTTTTTTATGGAGGATTTCGCCAAAGACTGCCGTAGTGAAAGAACCCGCCCGAGCGGTTCTGGAGCATCCTTAAGCAGTTCTGCAACCACTTTTTTACCGAGAGTATCTGTCTCCATGCCGTTATCGCAAAGCCATTGCTTCATCTGTTTAACAGAGTTCGGGTTTTCGAGTTCGGTCAGTTCCTGCATCATCCGGGTTAGTCCGGTGCGTGATTGTTCGTCTGCTTTGATAGCATTACGAACGAACGTCATATCAAGCATGACGCCTCTGTCGTTTATTTCCTGATCGTGATGGTATTCAGCCCAAACACTCTCCGGCACAGGAAACTTTGACAGCTTCTCTTGGATCGCCATTTCGGTTTCAACGTCGCGGCGGTTGTAAGCTTTGAACGCAGCCCACTTGTCTGGAGCATGGATCGGCAGGTTGCGGGTGCGCCCTCCGTTGGATGCGGTGGGGTTGCACGGTTTGCAGAAATATCGGATGAGGTCTTTACCCTCCATTAGCTTCTGTTTCTCAAGGCCAAGAACGGCGCCGACCCCTTCGAGGGAGAGGGGTAGGCCCATATACGCCGTCCATACCATCGTGCAGCGCCACGACAGCGGGTCAAAATACTGACCGGAGGGCATACCCAGATACCGGGAAAGGCATATCCGTTCAAACTGGGCATTATGGGCATATTTAGTGACGTTTTCATCCGTCAGGGCCTCGAGAATATCCCCTGGCAGCGTTTCATCGGAAGCGAGGTCAATTACCTGAATCTCGCCGCCGTCTACGCTATAGCCGAAAAGCAGAATTTCAAAATCATCAGATTCAGCGTATTTATACAAACCGCTCTTCGCGAGGTCAATACTGCTAAACGTTTCCAAATCCAAACTAATTGATTTCATATGCAGCCGTCCTTTCATAACCCCTTAGAGGGTGGCAGATCGCTCCGCCACCCATGCGGGTTAGGCGCTTCAGGCGAGGAAATCCACATCGGCATCAGTGGCGAAATCGTCCTCCGCGCTGGCCTTGCCGCCGAGAGGCTCACCGTCGCGCATCTTCTGCAGGTTATTCAGGCTGCAGGCGATTCCCTTATTACCGTTGCTGTTAAAAGCGTAAAAGCTGATGCTGGCTCTGCCATACACGCCGCTGTACACCTCGGAGCGGGTAAGAATGGGATTGCGATCTGCGTCCACGATGCCGGGAGCGGTCGCGGAGTTGGCGTTGATGAAATAAGCGTTGGCATATGCGGGATCGTCGGGCCGTTCCGCGTCTCCGTCCCTGAGCGGGATTTTAATCGCTGCAATCGGAGGAACAGACTTGCCGTTTCCTTTCAGCTTGGCTTCGCCCTCGTGGTAGGCGGCTTCAATAGCGGCTTTCACCCTGGCGACGGTCTTGGCATCAGACTTTGGAATGATAAGGCTGACCGAAAACTTCGGAGTGCCGCCGTTGATGCTTTGAGCCTGCCAGACGTTTGCATAACTCCAACGCGTGTCGGGACCGGTGATAACTTTCATGGGATTGACTTTCTTAGTAGTGGTATTCATTATTGTTTTCCTCCGTAAAATCATTTTTGGCTGTGTTCATCGCCGGACGTTTATCGCTCTCCAGAACGAGCGCCGGTTTGCCTTGCGGCTTTTCGATATAGGCCGCGAGTAGTTCATCAAAGCGGGATTTGCCGAGCAACTTCTGCATGGCCGTGACGCCGAGGACTTTGTGTTCATACGGATCAAAACCGGCATTGTTGACAGCTTCAGCAACCGCCGTTTCATTGCTATATCTGCGATTGGAGCGGCCTTCGATCAACTTCCAACCAGACCACTCCTTACCGCAAATTGCCTGCTGCAGAGCGTACTCCTTGATGTCGGAAGCCCATGCCACAAGGTCGTCGACGCGAGCGAGTATGCGCTCAACCTCGTTATCCTCCAAGAGAGGAGGCAGCTTGAAGTCATAGCGGGCCAGTTCCATATTGGCTTCGGCTCTGGCGCGGCAGTCGTACTTGGCCTTGCAGAAGCCGCACCATTCGCCACAAAGGAAGTTCCCATCTCCGGCAAAGGCGAGATCCGCGGTAGGCTTCAAAACCTCATCCGCCCAGCGGTACAGGTCGTCTTTGGAAATGCAGTAGGTGCTGACGTTATCCCTGCGCGGCTGGTAGATGGTCATTTCTACGGTATTGATGTCGTAGATTCCATCAAAGAGCTCCAGCGCACCGAGTGAGTAGCACATCATCTGCGGATTTCCATCGGCTTTGACCATAATTCCACGCCCATGCTTGTAATCGACGATCTTCAGCGCTCCATCGGATATAATGATGCAGTCAGCGGTACCGAAGCCGGATTCCACCCATCGGGAGAAATCCACGCGCTGCTCAATCAGGACTACCGGGTCAGCGCATGTCTGCTTTGCTGTCTCCACCTGTTCGAGCACATAGGCGGCATAGCCATCAGCACAATCTTCCATCTCCTCGCTATACCAAGTGAGGTTCTCTGTCGGGTCCTCCGCCTTTATTCCCAGCGCATGACGGAGCTTGTACTCGCAGAGAGCGTGGGCGTCTGTGCCTTCGGCGGCGTAATCGCTGCCCTTGTCGTCATAGCTCTCGCAGAGCCGAGCCGACGGTGGACAATGCAGCCAGCGGTCGGCTGAGGATGCGGAGAGTATGGCATGTGCTTTAGTTGGCATCGGTTAGCCCCTCCACATCGGCAAGCAGTGCTTTGTAGTTGGCCGGAGCAATGCCGGACAGCTTATCGGCCCCGTACTTCTGGAGCAAAGAACGAATTTGAGCGGTATATCCCGCGCGTGACGCGTCTGCCAAAACCGCTCTGACCGCTTCCAGCGTAAGAACTGGTTCGGTGGACGTAGTGTCCGGCGTGGGCTCGTCGCTGCTGAACATCTCCGCGAGCCTGTTGGCCGCTTCATGAATAGTGGCAGCGCATTTGCGCAGATCTTCGATGGTCGCGGCCATTTCGCTCATTTTGCCCATCTGTTTTTCCTCCTTCCGTAGATTGACTCTGACCGGCGAGCAATGTCAGTTTTCTCGCCAGCCTCATGGACACCACACTGATCGCGGTGAGGACGTCAATGAGTTCCTGGTCCGCAGCGCAGGTCCGATATTTATTGGGGGTCCTGTACATTCCGTTCACCTCCATCCGGGAAGCTGTTTTATGTTGCTTCCTACTACCCACTGGAGGTGAAGAAGCCGTTTTGACGAAAGTTTAGAAAATTTTCTCCGGCCGGTTTTGAGGCCAACCGGAGATACGGAATCAGAACATGTCCACAAATTCGCCTTTCAGAATTTCAGCAGCCTTTTTGATGCGGGAAAGAAAGGTGGTTCGGGCTACACCGAGGGCTTTAGCTATCTCGGTGTCGGTAAGCCCGGCGAGACGAAGCTCACCGATTCGGCGGGCCTCGGGCATCATTTCATCGAGCCGATGAAACAGCTGCTCCAAAACGGCTTTATCGGTGATAATTTCCTCAATCCTGACAGACTCATCTACCAGCTTGTCCAGCATTGAGAACTCCTCGCCGTTTTCGTTCTCGCAGATTTCATTGAGGGAAAGCGTGTCGCCAGCAGCACGATATTCGCAAGCGAGGCAATCGCCGTCGCATTGCCAATGCTTACTTCTCGGGCACATACACTGGCCATGCGCCTGAGCACGTTTGCGGGTGGCCCAGATATCGCGGTAATAGCAGTAGTACTGCTCCTTGGTGACCGCTGCCCATTTTTTCGGGTGGTGCAGATAGACTTTGTAATCTCTGGTTTGCTGGGGGTTGTCCTGAATTTTCATCGTTTTCCTCCTATGATTTGAAAATGCGTGAGGGATCACAGGGAAAAAAACGAGGCTCAGTGGAAACCCACATTTTTGCCATTGTTATTCGTGTTAATGGGTGATAAAATTGTTTGGTGCGGTTTGGTATGATTACGATAACAACAGCTTGACCAACCCCACCGCTACCAAACAACTTAAATGCCCCTGCGATCCTCACAGGGACATCCGATAGTAAGCAAAGTTGGTCTGCCATAGTTGGTAGAGTTAGTAGAGTTAGAATTTCAAGAGGGATCATCAATGAGAAAAATGGTAAAGCAAAGGCTCTGCGGCGGAACCTTCTTCACTCTTCTTCTGCAAGCAAGGAAACCGCGCACAGGAGTAAGAGAACGCTATATGGCGATTAGGGACGGTTTATCTGAGCCGGAAACGCTAACTGCGTTGGCCAAGGTCATCGTGCCGGATATGCAGACCCCGTTGGAATCAATGGACAAGACAATAAAAGGAAACGCATTTGACTTTAAGACCTGTCTGAATTCTGGCGGCATGTATTTTCCATTTGGCGATGCCGATGCAAGGGCGGCTTTTGATACCCGAGTGAAAACTGAATACTGGACCGCGCTTGCTGCCATGTCTGAGTTTGTTGATGGTTTCATCGACGCGGGCGGCAGCACAAAAAAAGACGAGCGCCTTGTGAGAGCACTCGTCGAACTGATCGGCCTTGACGATTCGATTGAGGATACACAGCGATTCTATATATGCGAGGACGGATCGGCAGTTGCTAAATCTGATATTCTTGATGCCACAGAGTTTTGTTTTCAGCCATTCTTATTGGGGATTTGGCATTTTACCGTTCTTCGCAAAGAAGGGAATACCATCGGTCAACAAACCTATGAAGCGTGGTGCCCGTCTCAAGGCGGTGGCCAGAGAACTTATACCGCAAAATTAGGCGAAAATCTACCAGGAACGATACGCCTTTCATATTACGCATTGGAAGCGCCAATCTTTGAGGCAGAAATTGTAGACGATGCCAGAGACAAAGAAGCCGCAGAGCGGGAAGAACAAGCTGCTTTTTCAAATGCGCCACCTGGTGTTACGCAGCAGGTCATCAATAACAATCCCGCGTTCTTTAATCTTAATGTAACAGGTAATTACAACAACTTCTACAATAAGGTTGACACTGTGATTATAAAAACCGGAGGCCGGAAAGATGAATGATAAACTGCAACCGACTAAACCGGCCGTTCTTTCGGCGAAGGACACCCCGACGACGATTAATTTGCCCGGTGATGGCAATACGTTGATTGCCCATGCAAATGAAGTCAACTCCAGCAGCGTTACCAACGTGATTGTTGCAGGTCATTCCAAGGGAACACCTGTCCTAGCACAGGGAGCCCTGAACAGAGACTATTACAATCTTTTCGTCACGGGTGGCGAGACGTTTGCGGCTTTTACCAGCGGGCATTTTATTGTGCAAAAAGACCGCGCCTTGACCGAAAACGTATCTTTGGACATTGAGAAGGCTGTGAATTCTTTACACGCAGAAGCGGTTGAGTTTATAAAAACGCTGCCTACGATTTTTGCCAGTGAAAACACACACTACGGCCGCTCCGACGACACGCAACAGGCTTTTTTCGGTATGGTCACCGGGGTTCAAGTCCAGGATAACGGGATTAAGATATACTACCAGACCTTAAACGCCTTATCTCAGAA